TACCCAACAGAAAGGACGCGATAATTAATGAACGAAACGCTTGAATTTTTTTTAAGACTAATTGGCGTAATAATTTGTTTAGGTTTACCCGCCTGGGCATTGATGACCTTTGATGACCATGAGTTTTAAGGAGAAACCAAATGACTAGGACGGAGAATGGAAAGTCCCCCGATTAAAATAGCTTTTTGTGAGTGTTGCCTGGAAGGAAGAGAAAAAGGCGACTTTGTTGCAAGAATAGTAAAAACCAAAAAGAGCCTACCTGTTCGACTTCGTATTTGTTATGCCTGCAACAGCTACAGCAATGAAGAGTTTTACGGTAATCTCACACGAAAATTAGTAGACCGTATATTACAGAGGAATGACTAAACCAAAAGAAACCTATAGCACCAGTAAGGCATGGAGACAACTGGAAACTGTCGAAACAAGACATTTTAGAAAAATGGCTGAGTTTTTCAGAAAAGAAAACAAAAAACTGAAAGAGGAAATAGCTGAGTTTAAAAAAGCAGGGAAAAAAGACAATTATATTGAAACTGTCTTAAAGAAATGAATAAAGTTCCTGATATGGTGAACCATCCTCCACATTACAACACAGGAGAGATTGAATGTATTGATGCAATCGAAGCCATGCTGTCTCACGAAGAATTTATAGGATATTTAAGAGGAAACTCGCTAAAATATCGTTGGAGATTTAGACACAAAAACGGTGCTCAGGACTTAGAAAAAGCTGAGTGGTATGAGCAAAAATTAAAACCTTTAATACAGGAGAAGAATAATGGTTAAGGGAACCTACAGAATAATACAAAATCCAAGAACTAAAAAATATAGGGTTGTGGATGAAAAAGGTCATGGAGTGGACTTAGGCACTACTAAACTAAGACAAGCAAAGAAACGCTCTCCAGGAGCTATAGAAAAAATGGAAAAGGACTAATGGGAAAGGCTCCGGAAAAATCGGATGCCTCAAAAATTACAGATATTTTAGGTTATTTCTATTCTCTGTCTAAAGAAGATCAAAAATTAGTGTTAAAAATTTTACAGGAGAAGAAAAAATGATTTGTTATAAAACTTATCTGGAAGTCGACCAGGCCAACAAACTAGTAACTGCTTTTAATCAAAACCAACTACATGATCTACTGCCTTTTCTTAAAATCGGTTTAAAAGGAGCAAAGAAAAGCTACCGACTCTGCCTAGACTGTCCAGTAGATAGTTACCCAAGAGTTAATAATAAATTAAACGACGTCCTGGACTTAAATCTTGTCTGGGAAGAATATGATGCTGCTATGACTCCTGAATTTAAAAAAGGTTTACCAGGAGATCAGAAAGAAGATTATCCTATTCCGTAAACTGGGCTTCTTCGACTTCCAACAATGGCTTATAGTCTCCCAATAGTTTTTGTATTCTCTTTTTGATTTCTATTTCACTCAAAGAATCCAAGGTGCCCGTCCGCACTTCTTTTCTTTCTACATAAAGACCCGCTGCCCTACCTCTCTGAACCTCTGCTGAAACCGCAGCAGTTAGGTTTCCTTTATCTATGGCTTTGTCTCTTATGTCTGCAAGCTTTTTAACGTGCCTGCTGAACGTAACCTCATACTTTTTGTCTATTTCCCCCTGGAGCTCTCTTATGTATCGAACGACAAGCGGGTATCTTTGTGGATTTAAAAGCTCGGAAGCTCTGACATGCGCACTTGATTTACCATACCCAGCAGTGATCGCGCACTCTGTTTGTGTTTTTGAACCGTCGTTATAAACAAACTCTTTTGCAAAACGCACCTGTTTCGGAGTCAAATGTTTTTCATTACGGCCTGATATGTTTCCTGATATTCCTTTGGGCATGTGTGAATTATATCTTTTAAAGTAAGTTTTAGTAAGTCTTTTTTCACATAACCTACATAACCTGAAACGCACCTCTCTCAGGTTATGTGAAAACCCCTATAAACAAAGGCTTTCAGGGAAAACGCACCTCCGCACCTCTGTTTTTGATATTTTTTTCGTATTAGTCAGTTAAAAAATCTCAAAATCTCAGGTTCAGGGGATGTGAGTGTTCTCTATATAGGAAAACAAAAACCTTGATTTTAAAGGGTTTCAGAGGCACCAAAACCCCGTTTTTACATAACTTCTACATAACTTCTGCGTGTTTTTGAGGTGCGGTGGAGAAACTGACCCTTTTCCCTTAGAAACTGACCCTTTTCCCTTAGAAACGACAGGTAAATCCTTAGAAACGACAGGTAAGTTCCTAGAAATCGACTATTTGTCCCTGGTCCTTGGTCCACCGCCAACTCGACCTAATGAAAATAACCCTTTACTTTATTTTACTGTGGAGTATACTACAGGTAGTTAGTTAGGGCTCCTATTTGTTGATAGACGGATACCGGTCCTAGTTCGATAGCCAATGTTCTTAGCTCTAACTAACTATCTCGGAGGATATTGGCAATAGGACCACCTAATTAATGAAAAAGAGGAAAGAAAAAATGAAAACAAGTGACTTAGCCATTGAACAAGAGCAGGCTCGCCAGGAAGAAACACATGAACACGAAGAAATGTATAGGAAACTGGAAAAGTTTGTAGAAACCTTTGAAGAAAAGGTATTACCAAAAGAGCGCGACTGGGTGCGGCTTACCATTACCTTAGACCTTGACGCAACAGAAGAGCTTAAAGAAATCCTTTTTGCTGAGAAAACTAATGGACCGCATAGGCTAAGGAACGAAAAGCTAGAGGAGTTCCTTGCTAGAGGTCTTTTTGGAGGGGGCTTTCAGCGTGCGTTTATTCCCAGTGAGTATCTTGGAGACGAGGGCATGGTGCTGAAAAAAGCAAAAGCAGAGCAGTTAATAGCAGTAGTCCACAATAAAGGGTTTATGTCTCATATAAAGGAGGAAGACCTATGACTATGAAACAAATTGACTGGATAGAACTCTACGAAACAAACCAGGACAGAATTGAAAGATTCAAGGCCAGAACATCTAAAAAAGTTGTACGGGAACTAGAACGTCGCGATCCGGACTACCCGGAAACCTACGAGGAGGTTACCCATGGATACTAATCCGGTGACTTTAGTTTACTTCGACAAAAAGGACGCAGATTTTTTATCACACTCACTCTGCACCTATACCGAAGAGTTCGAGCCAGAAATACACAAGGGAGAAATGCCCAATGGCGCTGGTAAACTGATTATTCATTTTTATTCAGACCAGCTTTCCGCCCTTACTGCTTATAAAATCTTTGACGAGCTACACATGAACACTTGTTTGGTTACTGTAGCCGATGAATGGGCCGTGATCGTGGACGATCCGGAAAGACACGCGGCTCTTTTGAACAGCTGACACCCATTAAGTTATCGGATTTGGTCCCAGTTCGTCAGTTTGTGTCTCGTGGTGTCAGCCCCTTATATAATGCGAGCACAGACGATGGGACTATGAACATGAAAGAAAAAAAAGAAAAAATGAAAAGACACCTCAAGATCATAGAATGGTTGTTACCCAGGATTCAAAAAGGAATTTCTGATCCTAGAAACTACGAAGAACTTCTTGGTCGTATCGACGCTAATCACAAACGCCACTTGCACAAGTAATATAATCCTCAGAGACAATCTCCCCTTCTTCCATTGTCTCCTGGACTTTGCGGTGTAAAGCCTTTTCTCGATAGCCTTGGCTATACCAGTATAAAGCAGCTTTTTCCCTTTTAGATGATTCGTCGCCCGTAGTTTCCATAGTTCATTGTGTGATTAACTGCTTTCTTTACTACCCCACCTTTTCTCATGCTTTCGTAGCCTCCCATTAGCACGATCTCTCGCATTTTTTCAATATTAAGGGCCCAAACTTCGTTAGTAACATCCGTTAATACTGTCCTTCCCCCCTCTTTTTTTCCTAATGCAGCTTTGGTCGGATACTCTCCAATTTTTTTCATGTCCAGACCAAGTTCTTTCGCCATTTTCTTAGCCTCTTTAATTACTTCCACATAGGGATAGACAGGAGAACCTTCGGTGCCATATTTATGCAGGTAAACATGGGTTATATCAGGGAAAGTTTGCAACAACTTCACAATTCCCCGGTGTAATAAGTCCTTGGCCCAATCGGCTTCCTTCCCATATTGAGTGCCTTTGTGTGGATAATCAGGTATCTTGTCTTTTTCCTCAATCCTCCCGGTCAATTCTTTCTCCTCAAGCCTTGATATATTTTCTTGTGTAAAATTTTTGTCCGGATTTAGATAAAGATCCAGCACAGGAGCCAGCTCAGGGTGCTTCCCTATTGCCATCGTTGCAAAAGGCCGTGCTTTTTTAAGAACAGTAGGGGCCATTTGTTGCCAGGCAAGGTGTTCCACAAAAGGCATTATGTATTTTATCTTTGCTATAGTAGCCTCAACTTCAGAATCTGCTAGCTCTACCTGGTTGAAAAAAGAACCAAAGCTGGGTTCCCAATACTCAATGTCGCCCCTTATTTCGCTGTCTATAATTATGTTTTTTGCATCCCGGGAAGACAAAACCCTTCCCAAACTTCTAAAAGGCTGTGCTTCCAACAACCAATCATAAAAAATATCTTCAGCTTTTCCCTTAGCAGTTCTCTCTAGCTCTTTTTGTGCAGCTCCAACATCTTTAAACGCTTTTCTCCCTAACGGGTATAGATTTGCGGGCATTCCTGATTCTATCATCTCTCCGTATCTTAGATGGGGAAGCATATTCTTTAGTATAAAGGTACGTATAAAAGGTCCTCCCGATGTTAGATCCTGTCCTTGTTCTGGAAGAGGGTCAAAAAAAGCATCAGCAGCATCCTCTATCCTGGTTTCAGGCGCGCGCCTAAACAACTGCCGCAGCTGACCGTTATCCCGCGAAGGGATTCCCCCTTTGATAGCATAGCGCGGGAACTGCTGTGGGCTTATGGGGTAGTCTTGTGTAGAAGAAAACTCTCTAGTTCCTCTAATTTCCGGTCCAGTTCTCCCTGTGTCTTTTTCTAAAGGCATAAATGGAGCAACTAACGCGAGTGCGTTTTCGTCAAGCGATGATTCTTGAGCGGAGACGTAGGCTTCTATGGCGTTGTCTATTGCATCCAGCTTTCTTTGTAAAGTTTTTTCACCAGGAGTAAGCTCTGTTTCAGCTACTTCCGAACGGAACCTTAGTTTTCTCCATTCCGGCCTGGGACCCTTAGGATCCCCTTGTCTGTATATATCCTGTTGCATTTCCCAAAAACCATAGCCCAACGCACCCGGCTCATGGGACATCAGCAAA